AAGTTACCAGGATACAGTATTAACTTATACCGTATAATAATGCTACAATTTATCTATGAACACATTCGTTTAGTAAATGAATTAATATTGTTAATATGATATACTTAGACACCCTAAAACCAGAATCAACTTCCAAGCCTGAGGTTGAGCAGGTACAAAAAGAAAAGATGGAATACCATTTGCTGGGGACTTATCTTAGAACGAGAGGATTGACCCTCTATTCTTACAACCCAATGAAGGACGAAATTGAACCCGTGGTTATTTCATATAGCAACACCATCCACATAATACCAAAAGATGGTGAATTGGTAGCCATTGATTTAGAAGCTGATAAAACAACTATAGATTCACGGTGTATATATTTTGAGGCACTGAATCAAAAGTCTGCCGAGATTAGGGTTAAGAAGTGGAAGGCTGGACAGATAAAAGAACTGTTCAACTTGCGTGACCCAAACAAAGAACCTTTAGTAGAATTAAAGTTTTGGTAAACATAAATAATTGAACAAAATGGAAACAAGAAAGATTACAATGATAGAAAGATTATTCAGGTTAGTCCCTTGGTTATTATTCTTAGGATTAGTAGCTGCATTATTAGCTGCTTTTACAAATTAATAAATTAATAAATTAATGTTATGAGTACAACTGAATGGAAACCTTTATATAAGGTAGGAGATAAAGTAAGGGTAATAGACAGAACCCACGGCCATGGATTTGAAATAGGCGAGGAAGTCACAATAGACCAAGTCTACCGTGAGGATAAGGATTACCGTTGCAGTAATTCTGAGAGGGATTTCTGGTGGTTGACTGAAGAGGAAGTAGAACTAATATCTAAAAATTAAAACTATGTTGAGAATTAAAAGATGGAGAAGATAAATGTTAAAAGATGATTTATTGAAGTTACTGGAAGATCCTGACGTGGTTGCAAAGGTAAAAGAGGTGATATCATCAAAACAAATTATCACAGCTTCAGATAAAAGAAAGGCTACCATTCTAACAAAATGGTGGTCTTCTAATTTAAAGACACCTGTACCCACATTAGAGAACTTCCAGATTAAGGAGATTGTATCCAAGGTTAACCAGTACGGATATAAGGAGTTGATGAAGATACTTCAAATGGCAATAGATTCCCCGCTTAATAAAGAAGGGGAGTTCATGAGAACTTACCTGAGTGATATTACATGGTGTTTAAAGGATTCTAATCTTAACAAGATTAAAGCAGGTAAATACAGTAAGAAGTTCACAAGTGGCAAGCAAGAAGTCTTCAAAAATAAAGGTGAGGAAGATTTTGAATTTAATGACTTATTAAAATGAAAGATTTAAGGCATATAATAGGCGATAGAAAGTTAATTCATAGTTATATACTTGAAACAACTAAACATATCGTAAAAACGTCTAATAAGGGTCAAATATTTGATGTTGCAGCTATCAAGGTACCACTCGGCAAAATTGTTGACGTGATTTGTAATGATGGCGAAGATTCTGGTATCATATTGTTGGGAAAGACAGGTGTGGGGAAGACTGCATTGATGACAGCCTCCACAAGAGTATTTTCAGCTATGTATGGTAAGGTGGAGAGACTCAATGCCCAAGATATGATTAAGAGCATTAGCAATGAAGAAGGTTATTTTATATCTGGGGTACATGCATCTGAATACCTTTACATTGATGATATAGGTACAGAACATGAGAGGTACATAGAATTCGGCCAAATCATTAAACCTTTTGAACAGATAATTCATGAGCGTTACCTCAGGTATAAGGGTGGATTATTTGCAACCACAAATCTTGAACTCAAAGAAATTTCTGACCGATATGGTTCCAGGGTGTTTAGTCGCCTTGCTGAGATGTGTACATTCATTAAGATGGATGGCAAAGATTTCAGAAAGTCATGAAAAAACAGAAAAATTCAGTCCCGCCATATTATCCATCAAATTGGATTTATATAGATGGGTCAGCATACCACAAAACTAAGGAAGGTGGATGGGGTGTGTATGCTGTATTCCGTGATGGTAAAGAGGAGTTCTACAAAGGCAATGAAGATAATACTACGGTTTCACGAATGGAGATGTCTGCCTTGTTGAAGGCACTTAAAATATCATCTAATATAAAATCAGGTGATAGATTGAGTATCGTGAGCGACTCCATATTTGTTGTAAATTCTATCAATAAAGGTTGGCTATTTAATTGGCATAGGGACCAATATTTAGGTAGGGTAAATGCAGATTTATGGAAGGAAATATATCACCATTACAAGTTGCTGCAGGATAGGGGTGTGGTCATTAGGATCCATCATATAAATGGACACCAAAAAGATATGCACCACCCACACATATTTGGAAACTCAGTTGCCGACATACTGGCAGATTATAAGCAAAAATGAAGCAATATTCTATAGACAAAAAGTACATAAAAATTTATTCTGATTATGACGTAGGAGCGATTGAATACATCAAGAAAGTATTCAAGAACGCATCTTACAATTCAGAAAACAATGTCTGGAATATACCTGTAAATCCATTCAACACTTTAAGGTTAAAAGAGTTCATAAGAAGGTTCAATGCTACAGAATTCTCTAACAAGAATGAGTATGGTGATCTTAAGAAAGTAGGATTACCCACTAAGCAAGAAGTAGATTACATAAAACATTTAGTTGAAAGTGAGCTCAATTTAAAGATGCAACCAAGGGATTACCAGTATGTAGGAATTACATATATGGTAAAACATAAAGCTGTTATTAATGCCGATGATATGGGTCTTGGTAAAACAGGACAGACAATTGTGGCAGTTGAATTATGTAATTTATTTCCATGTCTTGTTGTAGCTCCTGCGAATGTAAAATTCAATTGGGAAAAAGAATGGAATAAGTGGGTGGATGGCAGGACAATTTCAGTCATAGATGGCAAGAATAAAGACCTTAATGCTGATGTGGTTATAATTAACTACGAACAGTTGAATAAGCATTTAGAAGAGCTAAAAAAGATCAAATTTAAGGTTCTCGTAACAGATGAAGCTCATTACATAAAGAATGGGAAATCTATACGGAGTAAAGCAGTCAGGAAACTCTCTAAAGGTGTAGAATTCATATTTGAATTATCAGGTACGTTTATCTTAAATAGACCGGAAGAAGGTGTGCACCCACTCCAAGTTCTTGGTAGATTTGAGGAGTTATTTGGCAACTGGAAAAGGTTCGTGTATAAGTTCTGCGATGCAAAACACAACGGATTCACACTTGATACCAGTGGCTCAAGTAATGAATTGCTGTTAAATAAGATCCTTAGGGAGAACTGTTATATCCGCAGGGAAAAGAAGGATGTAGCAAAAGATTTACCCGAGGTGAACAAACAGATCATTGAGATCCCCTCCACAAACAAGAGAGAGTTTGACAGGGCTAAGAATGATATCGTGAAATACCTGCAAGAGGAAGTAAGTTTTGAAGCTGCCTTTAATGCTGTTAACAGCCAGTATTTATCCCAGATAAACACACTACGTAAACTATCCATAGAAGGGAAACTAAAGGGTATCATGTCTTGGATAGATGATTTCCTTGAATCTTCTGATGAGAAGTTAGTTGTATTTGGTAATAATGTTGCACCACTTGAAGAACTGTCTAAGAAGTATAAATGTCCGTTGATAAACGGCAGTACAAGCTCAAAGGATAAATTCAAGATTGTAAATGATTTCAAAGATTCTAAGGATAGGATACTATTTGGTAACATTAAAAGTCTTGGTACTGGCACTGATGGTCTACAAGAAGCTTCTTCTAATATGTTGGTAATACAACTACCTGATACTCCTGGAGAACTTGAGCAAGCTATATCACGGCTGCATAGACCTCCGCAAACGGAACCTGTCAACTGTTACTTTATGTTTTCTGATCATGGCATTGATTATCCTATGTGGGATATCCTGCAAGATAAGTATTACGTAACTGATGCAGTTAATAAAGGAGAAGTCAATACAGGTTCTGGCATTAAGGATATGAATACAGAACTTGTAAAGTGGTTAAAGAGCAATAATAATGTAAAACAATAATTTTAGAGTATGCATATAAAAGTTAACAGTCTTGAAGAAGCACTTGTAACACTCGGCGATGAGTTGTTGTGCAACAGTACACCACGAGAAACCCGTGGATTTAAATGTTTTGAATATCCGGAGCCTGTAATGGTAACTATCAACGATCCCACCCAGCGGTACATTTACAATAAAGAGCGTGGTTGGAATAAACACCTTGGATTCGCTGAATCAATATGGTTGTTGAATGGTGTGAATTCTATGGATATGGTTGGGAAGGTAGTTAAGAACCTTTACAACTTCAGTGATGATGGACAGTTTATGAGGGCTGGATACGGACCCAGGATCCGTTCGTTCAGTGGGGTGGGTAGTGATTATACCAATGCAGATCCTGATTTAATACATATCCAAAATTCTGATGTCACAGTTGTAGATCAATTGAAGTACATAATTGAACTCCTCCACAAAGATATTAATACACGTCAGGCTTCAATAACTATCCACGACCCTGCAAAGGATTGTTTCAATAGAGATGGCACAATCAAAACAACCAAAGATCAGCCATGCACAAGATTACTCCAATTCATGGTGGTAGATGGTAAGTTAGATATGACTACATACATGCGATCAAATGATTTCCTTTGGGGTTTCAGTGCTGTAAACATATTTAATTTCACCTTCATGCAGGAAATTGTGGCGAATATGATTGGGGTTGAAGTTGGCAGGTATCATCATGTAATGAATAACATCCATTATTATGAGAATTTTAAGGATAAAATTAAGAGGATAGTAAATATTAAGCCCGTAACATTACCAACATTCAAATATGAGTTTAAAACATCTAATTTCAACGAATTTGATGTATTGTTGAAGAAGGCTTATAAGGAAGCAATGTTATGCTCCCACAATAAGAACCCATATTATGAATTGCAGTTAACAGGAGAAGATATATTGGATGATGCATTAAAATCAATTAGCCAAAAATTTCAAGGTCAAAGGGAATTTAATTCACCATTCATAAACCCACTTATTAATAGATTATTCGATGGTAAATAATGAGTTGTTGAAGGATTTCGTCTTTGTATCTAAGTATGCAAGGGTGAATGATGGTAAGAAGGAGACATTTGAACAGGCAGTGGATAGGATTCTTGATATGCATCAGGAATTCCTAACCATTCGCTATGGTGTAGATGAACAAAGATTGAAAGGTTATTTAGAAGAGGTTCGTAAACCTTATATTGAACAAAAAGTATTAGGAGCTCAAAGAGCTCTACAATGGGGTGGAAGTCAGTTGATGTATAAACACCCAAGGATGTACAACTGTTCATCATCATACGTTGACAGGGTAGAATATTTCAGTCAATTGATGTTCTTGTTATTGGCTGGTGCAGGTGTAGGATACAGTTGCCAGAAAGAACATGTTAGTAAATTGCCAGTAGTACAAGGACCAACATCTGAATCAAAAGTATTCGTAATACCAGATAGTATTGAGGGATGGGCTGATAGTGTTAAAGCACTCTTTGAATCTTACTTTTATCATCTGCCAAAAGTTAAATTTGATGGCTCTGGTGTAAGACCGAAGGGTTCGTACATTTCAGGAGGTTTTAAGGCTCCTGGACCTGAACCTCTATTAAATGCATTAAGATTATGCGAAGACATCTTAAAAAGATCTATAGGACGTCAATTAACACCTGTAGAAGCAAGCGATCTGAGTTGCATTATTGCGGATGCTGTTATTTCAGGTGGTGTTCGCCGTGCTGCATTGTTGGCACTATTTTCTATTGATGATGAAGAATTCTTAGATTATAAGACTGGTGATTGGTGGATTAAGCACCCTTACAGGGCACGTGCGAATGTATCAGCAACAGTACTCCCCACAACCACATACCAACAATACGAAAGAGTATTCGCTTCAACAAGACAATTCGGTGAACCAGGAATAGCATTCTTAGAATCTGTCCAACATGCTTATAACCCTTGTCTAACTGGAGATACTATCATAGCTACTGCAGATGGTAGGAATGGTGTACCAATTTCTAAACTTGAAGAAGAGTTTAGGGTTAATGGAAAACCAATACCAGTATATACAGGTAGGATGGCTAAAGGCGGGACTAAGAAATGGGTTCCAGAAATAAAGCCTGCAACTAAAGTGTGGGTATCTGGAATTAAACCAACTGTAGAAGTCTTATTAAGTGATGGTTCAACTTTTAGGCGTACTGAAGATCATAAATTAGCTTTACATGATGGAGGTTATAAAGAAGCTATTGATTGCACTGGATTAAGATTAGGTACTTTTTACAGTTTCTCAAATAAGAATAATCGTAAATCATATAGACATATTAATACCAAATCTGACGGCAATAAAAAGCAGTATAGAATGATATGGGAATATAATAATGGTAAATATGATACAAAAAAGTTGAACATAGATCATAAAGACCGTGATTCAACTAATGATTCATTAGATAATTTGAGATTATTGCCTGTAAATGAAAACTTAAAAAGGGAAAGGAGAGGTACATCAAACCCTGTATTCCAAAGGACAGATGATATGCATCACATGTTCTTATCTTGGAGGGCAACTGTTCGGAATGTAAAGTATCATCACGGTGAAAATTATTCTGAAGAATTGGCTATGTCTATGTTTATAAAAAAGCATGGTGAAGACAAGGTTAAAGAATGGATGGATTACAGGAATAGGGATTTAAATATTGAGCCAGAAACTTCATTGACAGTTGTGAGTGTAAGACATACAGGAGAAGAGGAGAAAGTTTATGATATGTCTGTTGAAGATAATCATAATTTTTATATCATTACCAAAACACATGATGATAAATTCCTTAATTCTTCTGGTGTATTAGTACATAATTGTTTTGAAGTCGGCATGCTCCCACAGATTGATGGTAAATCTGGTTTCAGTTTCTGTAATCTTACTGAAATAGTAGGGAAGCACATTAAAACAGAACAAGATTTTTATGATGCCTGTAGATATGCATCAATTTTAGGTACTATCCAGGCAGCCTATACAGATATGCCATACCTCGGTAAAGTGACTGAAGATATTGTTAGACGTGATGCGTTGATTGGTGTAGGTATTACAGGGATGGCAGAATGTCCTTCCATATTATTTAACCCAGAAGTACAGAGGAAGGGTGCAGAAATTGTAAAGAGGACTAACCAAGAAGTCGCAGACTTCATTGGTATTAATCATGCAGCTCGCACCACCGTGATAAAGCCAAGCGGAAACAGTGCTGCAATGACTAATACAAGCTCAGGGATACATCCATTCCACTCACGAAGATTTATTAGGAATGTTCAAGTGAATAAACAAGAACAGGCTGGGCAAATCATGCTGGAAACTAATCCTAATATGGTTCGTGAAAGTGTTGGTAATAAGAATGATTATGTAATATCATTCCCTATGGAATTAAATGGTGATGAAATCGTAAAGAACGAACAAACACCATTGGAGTTCTTAGAGTTGGTGAAGTTGACTCAACAGAATTGGATTGAATATGGTACTAACTTTGACCATCCAAGCTATAAAGCTGATCCCTCTTTACGACATAATGTTTCAAATACTTGTACGGTAACACCAGAATCATGGGATAGTGTTAAAGATTTCCTATGGGAGAATAAGAAGTATTTCTGTGGTGTATCTATGTTAGGCAGTACAGGTGATCTTGATTACCCACAGGCACCATTTACAGAGGTATTAGATGAGGTTCAACTTGCCGAAAGGTATGGTCCGGCTGCAATACTGGCAGGTGGATTAAATGTTGATGCGATACATGCATTTGGTGATCTATGGAGGGCAATTGATACAGCACTTGGTAGAGGTGAATCTTTGGAGTTATCTATGGATGATATCACAAAGATAATCAAGGAGAACACAAAGTTCACTGATAACGGTACAGAGTTCATGTATAAGATCAATGGAGTAGTAGTATCAGATATCAATGCAATTATAGGGCACCTGCAGGATAAGATAGATATGAAGAAAGATTGGGTGCGCAGATTCAAGAAGTTTGCATCTAAATACCTAAATGGCGATACCACCACAACAGGACATTGCCTTAAACATGTTTCTATATTCCATCAGTGGAATCAGATTGTGTCATGTAAAGAGGTTGATTGGAATTCCGTTAAATGGGAAGAAGTATTGAAGGAATCAGGTTCAGATACTGCCTCCGCTTGTTCAGGTGGAGTATGTGAGATTATCCAATAATTGGTAGGGAGTACACGTGTACTCCCTCTTTTACATTATTCCGTATAATAGTGCTATAAAAGTAAAAACAATAAAGGATTTAATCATGAAAAAAGTAATTAAGAAGAAAGTAGAGAAAACCAATGAAACTACAAGCAAAGTGAGCAAGCCCTCCACATCCACTAAGAAGAAGATTAAGCATGAAATGTTGAAGCACGATGTGACAATGGAGTCCGAAGGTCTAACAGGTGTAGTTGATGTTGATGATTTAACGTCCATCCACATTGGTAACATTGAAGGGGAAGTCCTTACAGTAGTTGAACAGCTCAACAAAGTTGGCTTCCTCAAAAGTTTAGCTGAAAGGGAAGCCAAGAAATCAAAGTTGAAATTAGAGGTGTATTCAGCTGAGTTCTCCAAGAATCTTAGAAGGGAAGCAGCTATGAACAGCAATTATTTCACAATTGATGGAGATAGGGTTAAATTGACTGAGAATAGTGCGAAAGAGGCATTGATCTTAGATCCCACATATCAGAAGTTGGCGAAAGAACGTATTGACGATGAAACAAATTTTGAAATGGCTTCAATATTGTATTGGTCAGTAAGTGAGAAGTCCAAGAAGCTTGACAGGTTAGTACACCGACCACAAGAATAGTAAAAATTTTATTAATATTAATTAACATTAGAACTATGGCATTTGACAGAAGTAAATTTGTAGGAGCAAGTAGAAAAGCACAGAAAGAAATTATTAGTGCAACAGAAAAACGAGATAGATTATTGAAGGCAAGAGGCTCACGTGATGTCTGGCATTCAATTGAAGAAGGTAGGAATGTGTTCAGGGTAGCACCTCCACACGATCCGGAGTATCCAGCTTTCATCCCTTATAGAACAGTCATATTAGATTGTGAGAAACCCGTTTATGAAGATGGTGAAGATACTGGTAGGACTGAAGTAGGCAAGAGGAAGATTATTGTGGCAACACAACACCACGATGAATTGATGAAGCTTGGTGTAAAGGGTGATGTAGTGGAGTTATATGTTCGCATGGCGAAGGATATTGCCTTCTCACAAATCACCGATAAGAAAGAGCGCAGTAAATTCCTTGCTCCTATATCAGGATATAGAGCCAAAGATGGGAAGTGGGTGTGGGGAATTGAACCGAAGACAAATTACATCGGTTATGTATTTGATGAAAATGGGATTCTTGGAAAGTTGGAAATATCCTCAGCAATCAATAAAGACCTTGACCGTCTTGCTGATGAATTAGAGGCAGATGCCCCACTTGATATTGATCCATGGAGCAACCCTGTAGAGGGATATCCTATTGTAATTACTAAAGCTAAAAATGATTCTGGTAAGACCGAGTACATTGTAGATAAAGAAGTTCCTTCAAGGTTGAAGAAAGAATCTTGGGATGATTTCTTTGCTCGTACTGCATTGACAGATGAGCAGTTGGAGGAATTAGCCAATATGAAGCCATTGGCCGAGACCTATATAAATAGCTTTACACTACGTGATTTTGAAGCTCAAATGGATGGTCTTACACGTTTCGATAAGAAATATGGTTTTGGTATTATCGAAACAGATGAGTTCCAAGAAGCAGCCACCCACATTGAATCAGTTCTGCGTGCCGAGGCAGCCAATAGAGATGAGGAATCTACAGAAGAGGAAACTGAGACTGAAACTAAGGCGAAGGTAGAAGCAAAGGTAGAAAATAAGAAGCCTATTAAGAAGGCTATTAAAAAGTCTATTAAGAAGGTAGGTCCAACAGTTGAAGAAATGACCGATGAAGTTGCAAAGTATATAACAGAGGTCTATGGTGAGGAATACGTTCCTCAGATACCAACTGATGAAGACACCCTTACAACTTGGTTTAATACAGTTAAGGAAGAGGAAGAAAATGGTGATCTCCCACTTGTACCTGAAGATGAATTCGTGGCTGAAGAAACCACTGATGAATCAGTAGAGGAAATACAAGATGATGATTCAACAGATACCTATGATGATTCAACAGACACCGATGATGATGTGGATGGAGAAGAAGGTGTTGATATAGCCAAGTTGCGTGAACAAATGGAAGCACTCCGTAAAAGTCGGAGATAATAATAATTACAGAGGGTGGCGCAAGTCACCCTCTTAATCTTTAAACAACTAATTATGGAAACATTGATGATTAAGGTATGAAGAAACCAATTATATCAATGAGTAATGATTGGCACCTAAATGAAAAGAACATCCAATCGGTTTTTAATGCAGTTCGTGAACAGTGTGAACATGCTGTTAAAAATGGTATTAAATACCTCGTTTTTGGAGGAGATCTTTTTACAAGTAGGGTAAGTCAACGTCAAGGTGTTTTGGAAGCAATGGCACATATATTTGACAT